AATAAAATTAAAATAAAATAAAAATAAGAGGATAAATTAAAACAATGTCCTTAGGGGTTAGTTGCTATGTGTGAGTGGACGGGGGAACCGAAAATAAATAAACACACATAATATATTTATCATAGTTCAAAAACACGAGTAATCTAAACAAAAACTTCATGATTAAAAGAGTATATTGCCAATCCTTCTAACGGAAGGAGAACCAATAAGATAACCAAAATTAAAGTCATCTCCAGCTGCAGTCATCAAAGTACCACCATTAAATGGATACCTATAGACAGTATTAGATGAATCTGGCTTTACCTGGGTACCAGTCTTCGTATAATTAGGATAATCATTATCTCCAAAACCTTGTTGGATATAAATATAATTCCTAGTTACAAGAGGACCCTCTACTTGGGTAATAGTGCCCTGACCAACTATAGAAATAGGAGTCTGGGCATAGTAGGGAGCTTCAAATTCGAGAGCTCCATTTAAGTCGGGATAAATTATAGTAGAAAATGTTGGTAAATCTGCAAAATTTGTCTGACTGACGGTAAGTGTCGGTTGTAAAATTCCTCCGTTGATAGAAGGAGCTTGACTGCGCGCTGCACAATATGGATAGGGATTCCTCAAAGTTGATTTTGTAGTAGTATAATTCTCAACAGTTCTGAAATCGCTAAAGAAATACTTGTAGCGCTTACTACCGCGGTAAAATTTGTAAATAAAACTTATATAATGTAGTGGACAATAAGTTGGAAGATTTCTGGCGACCTGACAAGGTGTCAGATTACCACTTCCAGACGCAGTGTCAAAACCATCATACAAATTATAATTCTGGAAAGTTGCACCAGTATTGCCATTGTCCACGCCAAAGAAGGCTGGGTCAATACGCAACAGATTCAACTTGCCATCATTATTCAAAGAACTTCCAAGTGGTACCGCAGTGCTGCCAAGAGCATTTATAATCGTCTTATTATTCAAAACCTGATAGATTGGTGAAAATCTTTTAATAATCTGTCTAAGATTAGTAATCTTTTCACCAATACACAACTCCTCTCCAGAAGTTGGGTCTACAGTCTTCATATTGAAGAAATTAAATGAAGAATCATCAATTTGTTCATTATGAGAAACTGCAGGTTCAGTAGTATTGAAAATCTGTGCATAGAAAACTCCACTAAAATCAGGTGCGTACATAACATTGTTGTCAATGTCAGTATCATCATCAAAAAGTGTAAGAAAATCCTCTTTACAAATTCGAGTACCATCAATCAAACGAACAATGTCATTGTCATCAACATTAGATAAATCCGAAAGCTTTACTGTCTTGTTCAAAGCAAAAGCACTAACACTAGCAGGTGTCAGTGGTGTTGCTTGACCAATAACATGATTAGAAAAATTGGGGACTGCAAATGATAAATCACTTGCTCCAGAAATCCAAACATTATACTGAACAACATTAGACACAGAGTCTGAAGCAATAACCAAAGGGGTCAAAACTTCAAGAACAACTATACCAGTGCAATATTCCTTTGATATAACTCCTGTGTAATCAAAAATTTCATTATACTTCCAAGGTGTATTAGATACATATGGGATAGTAAATTCAATTTCTGATGACACAGAAAGATCTAAAATCTGATTATAAACAAAAGAAGAATCACCAGTACCTGTAACATTATAAATTCCAGGGTGGAAAGATATTCTGAGCCTACCAGAATGATAAGCAGTTTTGGAAACTGCCATCCGATAGACTAGACCACCTCTCCACATCTGAAACATAGAACTTACAAAAGAACACATAGTAGTATTATAAGTAGAATTAATAGTGGGATCTGAAACGCAAGCTCCAGGTGTCACATTAATTGTAACCAATTTAGTACCTACTACATCAGTAGTTTTCCATTCCTTATTAGAAACCATTACACATGATTTTGAAGTAATGTAATTAATATCCATTTCATCCATAGATGAAGAAAATAAACCTGAGTGTTGAACTAAAGCATTATCTGGCATTGCAGCCAATTTAACACTTCTATCAACACCATCAATATGAGTATAACCTTTGGCAGGTAAATTCTCAATGGTTGTATTTTGATCTAGAGATGTTGGTTTATTAAATCCATTAGCAGCAAGACCACCGGCAAAGAATCTAGCAATCCACTCGACTGGTTTCGCAACAGTCGCGAGTCTTGGTGAGATTCCTGAAATATTTTTAGCTATGCTTCCTATTGTATTCATAATACCAGAAACAGGAGCTCCATTAGTTTTTGCTAATTCCTCCGTGAACATTTGGGCTTTGAACCCAGATGCCAACGTAGGAACCACAACTGGTAGAGAAGTTGGAACATGAAGTTCGATCTTCTCAAACCAAGCAAAAACTGTATATGAAGCCTCTGTAGAACTGGAACCTGAAGTAATAGGATTCAAAGTAGTAATATACAAATTTCCCATAGTAGATTCTTGACTAACTAAATTATAATGGGACAAAGACGAACAATAAGGGATCATCAAATTAACTGGTGCTCCAGAACAAATATCTATTTCTGTTCCATTATAACCAGTTTGATTCTGAATATTTCCCTGAACTGTTCGATTTGTCTCAGTATCAAAGGGCACAAAGAATGCCCAATATTTACCTTGCATAAAAGGAGTAGCATTAAATACTATCTTAATATGCACATTAGCTCTAAAATATAAAAAGTAATTCAACTTCTGAACTAGATTTACAGATTTCTGAAATAAGATATCTGGAAACCTAATATTCATAACAACATCGGAGGGCAACGGAGCTACTGTACTAGAAAATTTTCCTTGTTTAACAATAACTGGTCTTTCCAAAATACTACGAATAGAATGAATCTTTTCATCCTCAGCAAAATTGGACCACTTCTGAAAAGAAGTAATCCCGGGTTTAGTATAAATCTGATTCGTTACATCATCATCAAAAGTAGTGATTTGTTCAACATCTTGAACTTGTTTAATATCTGTTAATTGGTTGGCGATTTAATGAGTTGTCGTACTAAAAGAAGGTCAAATCAAACACATTCTTCAAACGCGCTAGATCAATAGCCATTATTTTATCTCGCACACATTGATCAATAGAATCTAAATAAACTCTCGAGACAGTCCGAAGACTGGCAATGAACCGGGCTTTGCTGCTCCACAAATAATAGCGATCTTGTGAAGCCCCTAGTCATTGACTAAAATTTTCCATTCATCATTCCATACTTAACCATATCTTCATATCTATATTGAAAATGTGTCAAAAAGATAGGTCTCTGTTCGAAATAATGAGAGGCCTGTCTGTACTTTCCAATCCATTCGTCAAACACATCTCTTCCATGCAAACTCAGCTCAAAAGCTGAAGTCTCCAAGTTGAGACGTGTTCCTTCTTCAACATCAAGTTCTCCTCGAACCCAGTTCAACATTTCCAATATTGTCTCCATATCCAATGGAGCCAAGTATTGAACTTCGTCTGAGTCATACTTAAATTTTCTCTTGAGATAAGCTATTTCATCCAGTTTCCTGAATGGAACAATCTCACCTGTCTTTCCTTCGTCTGTGTAGGTCATTCCAAGTTGTTCGTAACCTTTCGAAATCGTCACTTGATTGAATATATCAATAACTTCATCTGAAATATTCGCACAATTGTCATCACCATAAGAAACCATTGCAACATGTGCATTAAAGTCTCTCATGTTTTTCTTCTCATTGTCAACAATCAACATCCAAACGTATCTCATACTAACTGAATTGAACAAGCTGTTCAAAATAGCAGTAATAGGACATCCTGAGGGTTGTGAATGTGTCCACATATACAAATTGTTTTTGCATATGTGGATTGAATTCACAATCTCAGCCCATAAAACACGTCTGATTTTTGCATTTTCTTCTCCATCGTTGTAAAAGTCGTTCACAATATCAAGAATCTTGTACAAAATATCTTGAACCAAAGTTCCATCAAAATTGCTAAAGTCTCCAGCAATCACTTTCTTTCCTTTACTAAGCAGCTTCTTTGCTGTCTTAGTCCAATCTTGAGAATAACAGTTCGTTCCAACTGAAATCTCATTGTCAATCCTGTTCTTCATCACATGAGCTGCAAAGCCCAAAAAGTATTTCCTGAACGTAAATGTATAATCCATAGGACCTGCAGAGAAAACACGAGTTTTTCCACAGAGAACCTTTTCAATTGGTCTTCTCTCATCCTTAAGTGTATCAATCCAAACTGTCAAAGTTCTTTTTCCTTGTTTCGCATTTTCAATTCTTTCGTCACTCTTTTGTTTCAACTCAGGATGGACAAAGAAAACTTCATTTTTCCCCATCCATTTCGACTTGCCAGTACCATCCTTTGAATAAATCCAAGGATATCCTGGACTAGTCGTTCTCTCAATTGCTCCACAAAAAGGATCACCTTCAATGCCTTGAACAGCTGTTATATCGTCAAATATCTTGTCATATAAATCTTTGTCTATTTTCGAATTCACAATTCTCTTAACATCTTCAATACATATGTCAACAATCTTCTCGTCAAGTTGTACATTTGGGGCACCTGCTTTCATCAATCCCTTCATCAAAGGATCATGTCTCACACCATCATATGTGAAAGGTTTCAACTTTGCTGGTATAGTAGAATGTTCAGTAATCTCATCGAAAATCAAACTAGGTCTTATCTTAGAAGTATCTGCTCCCAAAATTGGTTTTGGTACCTTACCAAAAGGCACAAAATTTCCTTCTGGAATCCATCCATCTATTTCAAAAACAATACTAGGATCATTAACAACAATCTCCAACTGAGCACTCCACGGCATTTTAGCCATAGCTCGTTCAACATCCTTCACATTAATAGGTGAAGCAACACCTTCATTGTACTTTCCTGCTACATGTATTCCCAATATCTTCTTAGGCAATTGTGAATTAATAGCTACTAATAAACTTCCACAGTCACCATCAGTTGTTTCCAATCCAGAATACTCATATCTGTCACGTACATTCATCTTCTGAACTTCTGTTGTACTAGGTAAACTAGCTTCATAAGTCAAAGGTTTCATAACATCAACTGCTCTTATACTTCCAAATTTCATCATAACTCCATCATCAAATGGAACAACTAAAGCTGCTCTTGTAGTTTTGAACATTGTCATCTGCAATCCATCAGCCAAACTTCCCATGATATTCGCATGATCATTCATTCCTGAAGATGGAAAACAAATCAACATCTGATCTTTTGCTTCTCCTACTGCATCCACTATATTTTCCATCAAAATAGTCTTTGTATCATAAACATGAGGCAATCGAATATATTTGTTGTGTATTCTTATCCTTGACGATGCATCCAAAAACGGGCGAACATGACGTGCTGTTAAAGCAATTTTTCCTTTCAGAAAAACTATTTTAATCTTAGCACACCACTTCCCATCAATTTCACATTCCATCGTATAAGAATTCGAAACTATCTTAGCAGATACACTTAAAGCATTTCCATCAGTTGCCATCTGTGCTTCCATAATCGCACTTGATTTAGTTATAATAACTTCTTCATCTTCATTTTCTAGAACTGTTTCAAGAATAACTGCTTGTTCACTCTTCAAATTCTGAAATCGTTTAGATCTCATTTCTTTCCGAGTTAAAGAGTTTGCATCTTTAACATTTTCCTTGTCTTGTTCTGTTCGATAATTCTGCTTCTTTGCAGTTTTCCCTGGTTCATACTCTTTAAGTTCTGTATGATATGTCTGTTTCTTTCCAGTTTTACACGGATCGTATTCTTTACCTTCTGTGTGATATGTCTGTTTCTTTCCAGTTTTACATGGGTCATACTCTTTGCCTTCTGTGTGATATGTCTGCTTCTTTCCAGTTTTACACGGGTCGTATTCCTTGCCTTCTGTTCGATACACTTGTTTCTTCACTTCACTCTCTTCAATTTTTGTCTTAAGTTCATTTCCAATTACTTCTGTTTCAACATGAGAGCAAATGGGTAAACTTTGACACAACTCTATTTTCTCAGAAGTATAAGCATATTTGTATGCCTTGTATCCTAAGAAAAATAAGCCAATAAAAGGAAGAGCTGCAAACAAACCGTCAATAATTGGATACTTCTTTCTCGTCTCTTCAGCTTGTTTAACAAGTTTGTCTTTAAAAATCTTTGCTTGAGAAACCAATTCTCCCAATTCAAAACCATATCTTTCATATAGAGGCGCAATTATCTTCACTGTAATAAACTTTTCTAATCTAGGAATAGTCTGTTTTATCCTTCCAGTAATTGTTCCATCATAAAACAAAGAAACTTTGCTAAAATCATTCATATAAATATTGTAGTCGAAATTTCTTCCAACATCCATAAATTTATCATGAATTCGATCACAAACTTCTTTGCACTCACTTGAAAAATATTCTGGAAATCTTCTGTAACAAAGTTCCACAAAATTCAAAACTCCATATCCTTTTATCAACTTCAATGTTTCTTCTCTTGAAGCCAAAATAACACTTATTCTTGTCTGACCTTGTTGAGCCTTATAAATTTCTTCATCAAAAAGATCATCATCTATAAAACCTTCAATATCATTCATTTGAGACAAAGCATGTTCATTAAGAAAATCAAATAACTTCTGTGACTTTCTGTGTTTCTCAGTATAGATATCTTTACACATCTCTGATAACTCATCATAACTCATAGAATTACCATACTCTCTACCTGTCATAGCATCAACTAATTGAAATTTATAAACCGCAAGGTTCAAAACTTCTCCAGTTTCTGTTTCAACTTTGTTGGTATCAAGCATAGTTCTTCCATCATTACCTGGTTTAGACCACTTGTCAATATTATCTACTCTTACACACAAATCAATTCGTCTCTTAAAAGCGTCTTTACAGTGTATTGATTTGATATCCATTGCATGAGGCAATGAATTAGATGTCAAAAAGATAGCCTTTGATGTAAAGAATGTATTACTCTTTTCAGTAATGTCAGCCATATGCAACGGATAGGGGGCCAAATTTCCACTTCGAATCAATTCCATAAACTCCAAATTGGGGCTTGCGGCAGTATCAATCATTTGACCGAAATCATCATAAATTGTCACTGTCTGTCCACAATAACCATCCCAGAATTCTGTTTCTATCATTCTCATGTATATATCTGACGACCAATCCGGTGTACCATCTTCTTTCATAACCTTAAAGCCACTTGTAGACAATAAATCTATTGCAAGTGCCCATGAGACACCAGACTTTCCTTTACCACTGTCTCCACTTAACATCAAAACAAATGGTTCTAATCTGGGTCCACTTCTTCTCGCACCTGACACAAAAGCCAAGTTATAAAACTTGGTTAGAACTGCCATGTGCGTAACAAAAGCACTATACAATTTCGGGTGTACTCTAAGTTTCTGGATCTCTTTAACATATTTTAATCCTTGCTTATACAAAGCCTCAACATGATCACACTTTACTGAACTTCTTTTAATTTCAGCTGGTACTTCATTTTTCAACAAATCTTGTACATCATCATACCATTTCTCTAATCCTGCCAATAATTGACTCAATTCTTGAATCTCAACAGGATATCCTGTAAATAAAACAATAACTCTATCCATAACAAATCGAATTAAAGTTTCCATTCCATTCCATGCAAAAGTCAAACCTTTTACAACATCTCCAAATTTCTTTGCTGCAACACACATGTCATCAATATCTGATCCTTTGGGTATCTTCGAAAATATAACAGATCCTGCAATTACTGCAAAAAGTGTTGTCAAAGCTACAATGGGATCATTATCATTAGACTGTGCTTGAAACGTTTTTCCAAACATGTTACAAATAACTTTCATGGATTTTGAGATCATTCCTGAAGCAGCTGCAAAAGCAACTGCACTTACACCAAACTGTATCAAAAATAACATTGCATGAGCCAAAATCTGATCCATACTATAGTTCTTCTGTACACACAAATAAATGTGTAAAAACATTGTAACTATTGATGAAACAATACTAACTCCAAAATTCATGTTAACAAGATAACTTGTGATTTGCTTTACAATTTCTTCTGCGTCTTCAACTTTGTGATTGACATTAATGTCAAATAGAGCTTGAGCTCTAAATACTGTCTTCAACATCAAGGGTCTTAACCTTCCAAATAACATTGGTGCTTCTTCTTCTTGTGTATTGATGACTATGAGCAGGTCACCATCTGCACATCCAACTGCTAATTCTAACATCCTTGGTCCATGTTTTGTATAACACGGAATCCTCTTTCCATTCATCTTAGCAATTTGGAAAAACTTGGAACCATGTGCTGCAAAATTTGATTCTAACAATAAAGTCTTAAGAATACATCTCCTCAGGTTGTTGTTTCGAGATTTTTCCTTAAGTTGTTCTATTTGCATATGATCAAATCTTGTCGTTGTCTTTGTCGCCATTTGTGCCTTCCATACAGGGGTCATGCTGTCTTTAAAAACTTTGTCCAATTCTTTCTTTGCATATTCTTCCACATCAACATCATCCTCAAACAAAACTCTAGCTGGCTTTATACAAGACTTGCTAGCATTTCTGCTGTTGTGGACACTGTTGTTGTGGTTGTAAGCCGCCTGCAAAGTCTTAAAAGTGATTCCCTTACAAAAAGAACATTTGTACTTCTGCAAGTAAATACACTTTGCATTATGTGCCTTGTATAATATAACATCTTCGCCACAAATGCACTTAATGCTACCAATACAGCCAGAATTAATCTTATGATTAAACATAGCTTTAACTGAAGTAGCATGAGCACCACAATGACACTGATACATATTAGTATAACACATAATTTTAGACTTTGACAAGTCACTGAGCAAATCAGATTTTCTAACGTTTGTCTGGTCTGCTGACAAATCCAATTTTCCTGGGCACCTTCTGTTTGTTGGGTCTTCATTAAGATCCAATTGTCTTGGTTGTTCTACCTTTCTGTTTGTTGGGTTTGGTTGTTGTGCAGTGGAATTAACATCACTGCCGGCTACTGTAGAATTTACATTACAGTCTTCACTAGTAGAATTTACATTACTAATGGCATCAGTGGAATTTACATCACTGGAAATTTCTAACTTTTCAGCCAGAACGTCTTCAATAACTCCGTCCACAATTTCATTGATTAAATCAATGGTTGACTTTGGCTTTTCAGCCGAGGTGAATTCAACAACACCTACACTATTTGATTCTGACTTTTCAGCCAAGGGACATTCGATACCCTCTTTGAGTTCGGATATAAGATCCATGGTCTATTCAAAGATACCACTAATGAACACTGTAATAACACTTGTAATTAAACTTGTGAAATACAATACACACTGTTTGAAAACGGCTATACG